TGAGGGGGTTGAAAAGGTTGAGAGCGTGAGTGTTGATAAGACACTTGATGCGCGTGCAGGGATGTACGGCAAGTTCAAGGATGGGGCGGCGCTGATGCAGTCCATTAAGCGCACCTTGGCAGAGCACGCGGCCAAGCATGGCAAGACCTTTGCCGATGACCAGTGGGAGGCGCTTGAGATGATCGTCCACAAGATCGGGCGCATTGTCAACGGAGACCCCGACGTCACCGACCACTGGGTGGACATTGCCGGCTACGCCACCTTGATCGCCGAGAGGCTTGAAGGTAACGCCCGTTAATCATGATCGAGGTCATACGCGCCTACATGGGAATAGCCCGGGGCATTCATGGGGAGCGGTGGGTCAGGGTCAAAGAAAGCGTGGTCTACCGCTGTACAGAATGTAAACAGGCCTGGGACTCACGGACCACGGCCCAGGGGCACGACTGCCCTGCGGCACAGAATAAACGGGGAAATGATGGATGAGGATACAAAGTTGGTCCTGCAAATGTGGCGTGTGCAGGTGATGGTCAACGATCACTTGCAGCGTCGTGTGGATGCATTAGAAAGAGAACTGGAGGTTCGCGATGTTAATAAATGTATTGACGTGGGTGATGGTTTTGTTCCTTGGCGGCGCGTTGGTCGTGGTCCTCGGCGCAATCCTGATAGCAGCGATTGACTTTTTACAGAATGGAGATCGATGATGACTGAGTTCAACAAACCAACGCAAGAAAAAGACTGGGATGCGCTTGCTGAGAGGCAATTGGCGGCACTTAAGCGTTCCACGAAGGCAACCACTGAAGACGCATTGGTTCGCGCTGCGCATAAGGTGATGGCTGAAGAAGACGAAGCGTTCAACGAGATTGAGCGTCAATCTCAGCAGCGCAAGGAAGCCGTGAAAGCCAACATCAAATACGCTCATCGCCTACAACTTCTTTGCAATTTGAAGTTAAAGACCCAAGAAGAGCTGGATCACAACAGGACCCTTAACGAAGTGTTGCAGCGCATCAAAGAACTGCGCCCGGCCATCATGCCGTTGGAGGGGATGGGCAGAGGAAAGGCCACACACGAATGGTTTGATATCTTGGCAAAAGATATTGAGGGGATGAAGAAATGATTGACGATCTTATGGAACACCTCAAAATCATGGGCTTTGTGATTCATGTAGCACTACTTGTGCTTGGTTTTATTTTTGGCATTGCTTGGGTATTGGATTCAATGTTTGGCCCAAGCGATGAACAGAAAGCTGAGATGCGCGTGCCTCAACTCTTGTCCGAGTCCGATGGTTGCAGGGTTTATAAGTTTGTGGACGATGGGACGCACTACTTCACACGATGTGGTGAGCAGGTAAACACCGTGCGTCACTACACAGAAACCTGCGGCAAAAACTGCACTCGTAATCGCACTGAATCAATTGCAACGGAAGGCAACAAATGAACAACCCACCAGCATTCCCACATACTGTTGAATATAAAGGCTCTGATTGTGGAGGAATCGTTCCTCATGGAGGCATGAGTCTGCGTGACTACATGGCGGCAAGGGCTATGCAAGCGTTAATTGACAACGATGGTTTATTTTCAGAGATACCAACACAGGCTTACGCAATAGCAGACGCAATGCTGAAAGCGAGGGAGCAATGACCCCAAAGAGTTTTGACATTGACACCTGCAAGGAAGTTATAGGCGATGAGCGTATGCGAACCATTGAAGCCAAGGCACGGCAAGATGCTGACAACGGCATCATGGAGAAGTTTCAACCCGCAGAAGGGTATTGGGCCAGTGTGTGTTCATTCATGGAATACGTTATATATAAGACCGCACACAAGAAACGGATGGAGCGTGTTGCAAGGATTAAGGAAAGGGAGATGCTATGACGTGGCGTGAAGTAACCAGCAAGTTTGTCCGGGACATCACTCGGATCAGAACCATCAGGGAAATCATTGCCAAGGAGCTCAGAGAGTCTCACGTAAAGAAGCTTGAAGCTGAGTCTGCGGTTGAGTATGCAGTGTCCATCGTTCAGTACAACGAACGACGGATCAAGCGTCTTGAACAACGGCTACTGGAACACACGACAGAAGGGGATTACACATGACACAAGATGAAATCATTGAGATGGCAAAACAAGCTGGTTTCAAAATGGAAAACTCAGCCGCAATTCAAGCCGCAGAAATCTTTTACAAACTAGCAACTGCAAAGGAACGTGAAGCCTGTGCAAAGGTGTGTGATGCATTACACAAAGATTGGAAGTGGCGAGCCGCTGAGTCAATTAGAGCCAGAGGTGAAGAATGATTGAAGACCGCCCAAAGTTAACCGTCATCCCATCATCAGATCAAAAAGTAATGGGGCAGGATTTGATGAATGAGTTGCGTGAGGTTATCAACGCATCCAAATACGATCACATGAACACTGCAACCGTGATGGGTGTGCTTGAGATGACAAAACTGCACTACTGGCAATGCAATTTAGCGGAGGACTGACATGATTGAAGTATTGAAACAGATGGTTGAGGCTTTGGAATTTTTTAAAGAGTTATCACTGAGCATGAAGGAAATAGAAATCGCCGAAGAAGTCATCCAAGCAGGAAAGCAAGCTATTGCAGAGTTGGAAAGCCAAGAGCCTGTGGCGTTGCCTTGTTGCGGTTACACGGATGCAAGTGCAGTCAAATGGAATCCACTTAACGGCGTTGTGCAATGCCACAACTGTGGATGGAACTACTCACAGCGCACATGGGTAGGTCTGGCAAAAGAAGACCGCCTCTGCGCTAAGTACATGCAAGACGCACCCGAGGGCATCGAAGCAGTCATTGACTACATTGAATCAAAGCTGAAGGAACTCAACACATGATCTTGACAATGATAGGTGGGTGGACATACAAAGACATTAAAGACATGGAAGACAACCGTGAGCCAGAGCGTTTTCAAGTCACTGGCAATACTGTGCGGGTCAAGTACAGAAGCAAAGATGACATGAGCGGTTGGTATAAACATCCACGTGAAGACCAACTCAAGGAGAAGAGCACATGACATTTCAAGAGCGAATCAAGGCACTGCCCGAGGCGGAGAGACTTACGTTCTTTCGCAGTATTTTGGCAATAAGCGAAGCGGGACGCAAAGGGGGCGAAAAACCGGAAGCGTGGGGGAAGTATGTTGCTGAACTTTTAAACGAGCTTGGCAGGCTGTCAAAAGAGGAGAAGAGCAATGTTTGACCGACTCATTCTCAGCGCCGTGCTGGGTACAGTGGGATGGAACGGAATGTTCCCCGATCCGCCGGTACCCCTGACACTGAAACAAAAAGCAAAAGAAAGATCAATGAGCGCCGTGTGCGACAAAAAGAAGAAAACTAAGACGGTCCAAGAAATGTGCAAACGATGGGAGAAACAACAAAATGGATGACCCAATAACAAAGAGATTAATCGGAGATAAAACTGTCTATCTCGAAGAAGGGTGGTACACTCTGGACGAGCTCCAGGCATATGTCGATAATGTCAAAAGAATTGAAGCAGCAAACCCCAGAAAGGAAGAAAGTAATGAAAACAATCAAGAGTTATTTTGAACCCCTCACCCTCACCTTAGTGTGGGTCTACGCTATGGCAATATTCGCCGTGGCAATGGACATTTTTGTTTGGAGGGCCTAAACAATGGAACAATACTATTTCGTTTTTTACTGCGACGAGCTCTGCATAGACCTGGAATGCGAACTGGAGTACGAAGAGGATGACCCCGAAGTCGGGCTCAAGGCCTCCATGACCCTGGTCAGCGCCGTGCCAAAGAACGCTCCAGGCCTGGACATCTCAGAGATCATGAAGCTCTCCCTGGTGGACGAGATCGAGGCGGCCGCGCTTAAAGACATACACGACACGGAAATGGACTTTTAATCATGAAACCCGCAGTTTTTACAACAGATGAGCCGCCCGCCCCCATCCACGATATGCTGGTCAAGGAGTACGTCAATGGACTCAGGCGACACATTGAAATACTGAACATCCAAATAGAAACCCTGGTCAAACAACTCCATGACAAGCAAAACAAAGAGTGACCACGCACCACGGGACCTCCTGGCCGATCTCAACGATATCGCCAAAGGCTTGATGCAGGTGTACATAGTTCGTATTAATGGACAGGACATCGTGTTGCTGGGGCCAATCATGGATTGGCCCGGGGAAAACCACATTGAAGTGGAAAGTATTGGGTTTGGGGAACTGGTCAGGGTGGAAGACGTGATAGTCATGCTCCACGGGATGCGGAGCAGAGGGGAAGGGGCAAGTGGGATGAGTAAAATGCAATGAATAACGGCCCACGGACTACGGACAAAGGATTAATAAATGAGTTTTTCACACCTATATAGACTTTTTGACCAAAATAAAAAAATAATTTATTTTTTTTATTTTAGACGTAATAGACGTAATGGTGTAATAACGTAATGTAATCAACGAGTTATGTTAGTACAGTACATTACAGAGTGTTTATAGGAGTAATTTATATAAAATGCGCGCACAACTTTTTTTTTGAAAAAAAAAAAACTTACTCTTGGGTAAAAAGTCCTTACTGGAACGCTACAAGTGCACAGAATTGAAGTTTTGTTAGGTTGAAAGATTTAAAAAGGAGATTGACGTGACCAAGAAGGACATTTACAACAAGGTTCCGGTGGCCCAAAAGAAGCTGACGAAGCGACTTTCGACCCCAGTTTCGCCTTTGGAGCACCAAAAGAAGCCCTTGACTCCCCTGGAGTGGCGCTTTGTCCAGGAGCTTGTGTCCGGGGCCGGGGCGGTAACCCCCACTGAAGCGGCGAAACTGGCCGGATATTCTGAAAAGAGTGCCCACGGCATGGGGTATACCCTCACAAATCCCAAATACCACCCCAATGTGGTGGCCGCGATCCAGGAATACCGCACGGAACTGGCCCTGAAGTACGGGACGACCTATGAGAGGCACATGAAGGACATGCAGACCATTAGGGATGCTGCCCTAGCCGCAGGGGCCTATGGGGCCGCTGTACAGGCCGAATACCGCCGTGGACAGGCATTGGGCACCATCTACATCGATCGCAAGGAGATAAGGCACGGAACGATCGATTCTATGAGCAAGGAGGAGGTTATGCGGAAATTGCAGGAAATCAGAAACCTGTATGGTGCGCCACCCCCCACCGCGATCTTGGAGGTTCAGGCCGCCGAAGTGGTGGCGAGCGTTGAGCATGATCCTGAATTCGACTCAAACTTAGTTTTGAAGGAAGCCAAAAATGCCAGTCAAGCCAGAGAGCGCGTTGTACAAGCGGATGAAAGAGAACTTACTGAATTGCCGGATAACCAGGATTGAGTCGAGGGTTGGCCTGGGAATCCCAGACTGTTTGATCGCTTTTCCGGGCAAGTGGGTGATGGTGGAGCTCAAAGTGGTCAAGAGGGGCCGCAAAGTGATCTTGAGTCCGCACCAGGTGGCCTTTCATCTTGTGCATGCGGAAATGAGGGTTCCTACCTTTATCTTGGTTCAGTATTTCCCGCCAGGGGAGACCACCGGTGCCAAATCTGAGTTACTGCTGTACGAAGGAAAGCAAGTGGAACAGTTGCACCACCAGGGGATTGACGCGGAACCCTTTGACAGTTGGAAACTGATTGGGCCGACCTGGCACATGCTGAGACTGCGACTTGTTGGGGGCTAGGGAAAACACCAAGTGACGTATCGAAAAAACGTGTATGATGCGATTCACCAGGCGAATGGTTCCCTGGTGAATCAACCTAGAAAGAGAGAAAGACATGGGAATTTCCATCAAGAAGTTGGACAAGTACGAAGAGAGTCGTCGCAAGCGGTTGGCTACAAACAAGGCCGCCTTTGACCAGATGACAGAAGAACAGCAGAAGGTTGTGCGGGATGCCCAAGTGGCGTTACGCAGTTTTGTTTCTGAGTTTTCTGAGTCGTTTGACGTGACAACACCTACCGCACGTGATTTGCAGGATTGCTTTTGGCGCATGAACAATGCGTTTTGCACAGAGGAGGACTCACAATGACTGTCAATTTACAACTGCGGGCCCAGTACGGCCTGGGCACTGTTAATGCCTACAGAGAATTGATTGGCCGTTCAAGGGGTTCAGTCGATGAGGATTCAGTTACCGACATGCTCACCGATGTTTGTCACATGTGCCATTCTTTGGACATAGACTTTCTCAAATGCCACACTGCCGCGTTGTTGCATTTCTGCGCTGAGAGGGAGGGGGTTAAATGAAACCTTATAAAGCAATGGTATGTATGTCCTACTACGTGTGGGTTGAGGTGGAAGCAAGCGACACTGAGTCTGCCGAAGACCAAGCAATACGCAAGGCCTGGCGGGCACAAGCCAATGGCAGTGGATATTGGGGGGAAGAGCCAAGTGTGTTGGAATTAATCGAAGGGCATTTAGAATGAGTAAATCAAAACTACCTGATCGCTACAGAAAGGTAGACCAACCTCCCAGGCCACCACCTGGGCCGTTCAGACTAAGGGATGTTTTTAAGTTGGCCGTCATGGCTTTTTTCAACAACGTGATAAATAGAAAGTGAGAAAGAAATGAAAGTTAAACAGTTGATTGAAATTCTGATGGAACAACCCGCTGATGCGGACGTGTCTGTTTGGATCGATGGTGAGCGCCTCGAGCTGCTTGACGTGGACATGTCATTTGTTGATGAGCACAATTTTGTAGAACTGAATGCGGAGATGAAATGAAAACCTATATTGTTTTGATTGTTGCAGATGACATTGGTTGCATCGATGATGCGCTTGGTGACTTTGTAAACACTGACGTGATCGAAGAGTACGCGACATTGTGTGTCAATGACGAGGCCCGAACGTTCGAGGACGGCCAGGTCTCAAACCCTGAATACTTGAACATACTGGCGCAAAGTGTCGCGGCCGCTTGCAAGGGGAAAATTTAAAGTTGACAGGTTTTTTCGATACGTGTTATATTTCACCCAGGTCATGCGATTGGCGCGTGGCCACAATCTAGAAAGAGAGAAAGATCATGGAAAATTTGAACCCAATTTTGGGTGCCCTGGTGCAAGACCTGGTGCGTCAATTAACGCCGGTTGTTGTGCAAGCCATTGCTAATGACTTGGAAAATTACAGACTACAGACAGATCAGAAAATTTCTGATGCACTGGACGTGAGCCGCAACTGGGTGCGCGAAGTTGTGGGCGAGGTACTGGACCAGGACTTACGGGGCCGCGTTGCAGATGTTATCGACACTATGGACTATCAACATTTTATTGACGTGGACTTGGTGGCCGCCCGGGTGATTGACAACCTGGACATGGGCGACCTAGCCAAAAAAGTGTTTGAAGAAGTAGACCTCACCGACCTGGCCGAACAAGTAGTTGACGAGATCGACCTGGAAGACAAAATCAAAGAGTTTTTCAACGACAACTCGTTTTCTGTTTCTTTGTCTTAAGGGGCCGACATGGGACTGAATGAAACACAATATGCACTCATTGACATGTGGGACATCAAAAAGACATTACCGGACGCAATCAAAAACCTACCGGCGGCCATTGATCGAAAAGATATCACGATCGGTCAATGCGTTGATGATGTACTCTTGTTTTTAGAACAGCTTGAAATAGAAATTATGGAGCAAACACCATGAGCAAATCGAACGTAGAAAAAATTCAAGAACTGATGACACGTAGCCCCGCCGGGCCGCTCATGCAAGCTTTTATTCTGGAGGCCGTGCGCCGTTATGCGGAGGACATCATTAACGAGGGCGTGCCCGAAGATAACCCCCGCGCGCTGATATCCCCCAGGGCGTGGTATGTGTGCGCCGAAGTGGCACAGCTTGAATTAACCTAAGGGGACGACATGAAAAATTATGATGTGACGATAAAAGCCACCATCACAAAGACCTACCAGGTTGAGGCGGACAACGTAGAGACCGCGTATGAACTGGCGCATGAAAAATTCAGCGTTTTGAATGATGACACGCCCGAACATTACGAACAGGAAACAGTAGATATTAAAGAGGAAAAAAAATGCAACAACTAAAACCATATGCGCTGATGACTTTAGACGAACGCGCTACCTGGGACCACCGCGCCGCGCAGATGATGGAAAAAATTGGCGGCAAGTTTGCGTCCGCCCTGGCCCTGGCTTTTTTTTGTGCTGATGCAACAAATCGGGCGCGCATTTTGGGCGCGTTCGGAGACTTGTTTGACCTGTATAGAAACCGGGCCTTTGAACAACGCGAGCGCGAAGACCAGGCCGCCCAGGGGTAAAAAATAATTCTCTATTCACCCGGCCGCGTGCCGGGTTTTTTTTTTCGCGGGGTATTGCAATTATTTTAATTGTGTGCAATATTACGAACACCGGGGCCGTGGTGGCCCTGGAATCAGAAAGTAAGAAAGAGAGAAAATCATGCTTATCACAAAGTCTCAGCGCGCCGCATTAAAGCGGGTTTTTTGTCGCGATAACCAAGGCCTTACCTACCTGGCGTTTCGTCGTGGCGTGGTGCCCGCATATGGTTGCATTATGGTCAGGTGGTCCGGCATGTGGCTGGGGATCGAGCCTGACGGTTACACACACAGTTAATTTTTTTAGAAAGAGAGAAAATTATGCTTAAGACAATCCGACAAAGTAGCAACAAAAAAACCGGGCCGATCGCGACAACGTACCGGGCCGGGCAGCATCACACGTTCGGCACGTGCCCGACAACGTGCGCCCTAAACCCGAACGGCGCGCACGGGGCCGCCCTGGTGGACCGGGATTATTTGGCCGCCGTATATAACGCGGTTCCGCGTAACGGCCAGGCGTGGACTTATTCGCATTTTCACTTTGAGAATCTACCTAAACCCGCGCCAGGTAAAACAACGATTAATTACAGCGCCGACACAATGCCCCAGGCCGTGGCCGCCGTCCGGGCCGGTCACCCGGCCACAGTAGCCGCCCCGGCCGGGACTGTTTGGCCGTACACGTTCGACGGCGTGCAATTNNTCCAATGCCCNGAACAACTGAGCTCCGAAAATTCCGGGTTTACATGTGCAACATGTGGCAACGGCCGCCCATTGTGCGCGCGTGGCGCGCGTGAATATGTCATCGTCTTCGTCGCGCATGGTACCCAGGCGCGAAAAGTGGCCGCCGGTGCCGATGATCCCGGCGGGTGTTATGCGGGCCAGGGGCATGCGGCCATTGCATGGCATGCCACACGTAAAACCGGCGCGCCCGATGACGTGGCCGCCGTGGCCGCGTTCGCCCGCTCCCTCCCGCC